CCAGAAGGTTCGGTGCCAGTAACGTGAAGCGCAACCTGCTGGCTTTGATCCTGCTGGGCCAAGCCCTCGACGCCATGACCTTCCTGATCTTCTATTCGGTCGCCCCGCCCATCGTGGGCCCGACCGAGAAGAACTGGCTCATCGTCGCGGTGATGGCGGCAGGTGGAATGGCTGGGGTGGCGCTCCTGAAGGTGGGGTTGGGCTGGATCACCTGCGTGGTCGGGACATACGGCATTCCGTCGCCGGGTTTCTGGCGGCAGGCCAAGGTCCAGATGGCCCAGAGGATCCCCGGCTGGCTTCTCTGGCTGGGCCGACGGACCCGGCCCTATCGGTTGGCACTGGGGAACGTCCTGCTCGTCGGGGCAACCGTCTCAGGCTTCATCGGGACGGCCTTCAACTCCGCAGCCATCTGGCGCGTACTTTCGTGACGGAGAAGTTTCTGTTTCGCTGGAAGGAGTTGATATGCGCGAAATGACCTCGGCAGAGTTCACGAGGGTGAACCTGTCAAAGCTCGACGCACCGGTCACGATCAAGCGATACACCAAGATCATCGGGGCTTACTACCCAGCGGCTTTTGAGCCCGCTGACGCCCCCATCAGCATCCATCCGCCGGAGTTCTACGAGAAGGATGCCCGCGACAAGATCGAAGCTCTCGAGGTCGAGGTGAAGCGCCTCAAGCAGCTTCTTGCCCAGCGAGATATGCCAAACATGCTTGCCAAGCCCGTTCTGACCAACGCCATTGTTGGAGAGAGTTCAGGGCGCGGGGTGCGTCCTCTTGCGCGCCTGCGCTCGCAGGATCGCGATTACCTCGCCCGCAAGCTGGAGGAAAAGAAGTGATCGACTCTCAGGAGGCCGCAGCCCGCGACTCCCTCTCTCATGCCCTTGCCAAGATCAACGAGGAAGACATCGAGCTGGATGTCGCGACCGTTCTCGCTTCGGCCCAGATCGAGGCCATTCTCGCTCTTGTGGAAGCTCTCAATGCGATCAATCGCACGTTGGGTGGCATCTGGGGTGAAGTTTGCACGGATCCCGTCTTCCATGACCACTGAGCGTCTCCTGACAGCCTCCGAGATCGCCGGGATCCTCGGGTTCCATGCCAACACCGTGAAGCGGATCCCGGCGCGGGAGTTGCCCTACTTCTGTCTCAGCAAGCGGGGAGATCGCCGCTATCACCCCATCGACGTTCAGGAGTTCATTGACCGGAGGACTGTTACGTGATCCAGTTCGGCACCGTTTCTCCCCTGAGGCAGGAGATCCCCAAGCCTCACCATCCTGACCAGACGGTCATGTTCCCCAGCCCTCTGGACATGACTTTCGGCCCTCTGGCCGTCACCATCGTCATCAGTCTGCATCGCAACCCGCGCATGAAGTGCGCCGCCTGCGGACACAGGCGGGTGTGCTTCCATCTGGGCCTCGGCGAGGCCATCACTTCTCCGCCCGTCTGCGCCAAGTGCGCCGGTCTTCGTTCTCAATGAGCGGCATCGCCTTGTTCGACGAGCCACCCCGCGTTTCGATCATCGGGATCGAGGGCATGCGAAACGGTCTCCTGCTGGGAATGGCGTCCAGCAATACCCCGACTGATCTCTACGGGGTGGTGCTTGTCGAAAACGGGTCAGTGACCTATCTATCCCCCTCCGAGTTCGTTCTCGACTGGAGATACAACCCCGAAATTGACCAGTGGGTTGACGTTTCGATGCCCAAGCCCGAGGAGGTCTAGCACAGCCCCTTGCTCGGGGTGTAGTCTCTGTGGCACAATCGCATAGGATCGTTGGCTCCGGCTTCTTTTGGTTGACCTCCAAGCTGTCGTAGCCACAGTCCCGAATGGACGGGCCGCTCTCTTTCGAGGGCGGTCCGTCTTCTCTTTTGGGGAGGATCTCATGGCCGATACGCTCTGGGTCAGGATCAGCAAGAGGAAGAGCTACGACACGCTGCATGCTCTTCGTCCCGATGACACTTCGGCGACCGTGTGTGGTCTCGAGGTCGGCGAGGACGACTTCACGGTCGACTCGATCACCATCAAGGACGATGTCTGCAACAACTGTCTCCGCCTCATCGGCAAAAAGGCGGACGTGGAGATCGAGTGAGCAAGTTCTACTGCACGACAGAGCAGGTCTTTGACTCCTCGCATCTCGACCCCGTTCACGGTCCCTACCTGCATGGTCACACCTTTCATGTGAAGGCAACCGAGCAGGGAACGGATGGTGGGGTACACGACGATCTTCCCGCTGATCTTCACGACATCCTTCATGAACTGGACTTGCATCCTCTCGGGGAGATGCTGACCGGGGGATCACAAACCATCGAGGGCATCGTAGCGTGGATCATGGAGCGCCTATTGTCCCGCCACCCCAAGTTGATCTCTGTTGAGGTCTGGATCGCGGACAACTTTCGAGTTGGGATAGAACGAGAGATTCGGTGATGGCGTACCGAAAATACGACTATGGTGTCATCGAACGAGCCTACGTTGCTGGCGACATGGGCTTGCGGGAACTTGGCCGTCAATTTGGTATCGCCAACCCATCCCTGCTCTCGGTCCAGTCCAAGAAGCGCGAGTGGGTGAGGAAGCGCGAAGAGTACCGCGTGCGAGCAGCCGACAAAGCCGTCAGCCTGATGGCTACCGCCGAGGGACGACGCAGGGCTCGCGAGGTCGAGGTCCGCGATAACGCCATCGAGGCCATCGACGAGGCGATCACGAAGATGCGCTCGGACATGAAGGCTGTCCGCACCGTGTTCCGCAACAACCAGTGGGTGGATGAGCCCCTGATAGTCATGCGGGCGCAGGACATCGCCGTTCTCATCGACCGCCTGAACGTCCTCTTTGGCCGTCCGGCGAACATCACGGAGGAACGCTCCCTTGGTATCAACCTTTCCGCCGGAGGAACCCTCGGACCCGAGCTTCTTCGAGGCATTGTCGAGGCAACTCGCGGGCTCGTCCCCGGAGACACTGGTGGGTCTCCGATCCCACGCACTGGTATCCCTCGCAAGGACTGATACCGCCGAGGCTGTCTTTGCGTACGGCGAATACGTGTTCGGGTACGTTCCAGCTCTGCACCACAGGGTGATGATCGCCAACACCCTCAAGGCGATTTACGACCGCTCTAACTCCATCTCCCTGTTGCCACGAGGCAGCGCAAAGACCACGTGGGACAACACTATCCTGTGCAGTTGGCTGGCCGGGAAGTTCCCCGACATTCGCATCGGGATGGTCAGCAACACCGACACGCAGGCCAAGGACTTCTCGAGAGCCATCAAGTACACGGTCGAGAGTAACGAGGCGCATCGCGAGGTTTTTCCCGGGAGCAAGCCAAGCCTGACAAAGTGGACGGACAAGGAATGGCTCTGCGCTGGTTCGCGCTGGCATGGCTCCAAGGACGTCACGCTGTTCGCCGTCGGCGTTGGCGGCGCGATCATCAGCAAGCGTTTCGACCTGATCCTGATGGACGACATCCTCGACGAAGAGAACACCCAGAACGTCGATCAGCGCGAGCGGGTCAAGACGTGGTTCCTCAAGACCCTGAAGCCGTGTCTCTCCCCCGACGGAGTCGTGGTCGCCGTGGGCACTCGCTGGGGTGAGGACGACCTCTATGAGGTCTTCATGCAGAAGCTCGCGGATGGCGGGATGGGCTGGAAGAGCCACGTAGTGGCGGCGCTGACGGAGGACAAGGATGGTCGGCTTGTCTCGTATTGGCCTGAGTATTGGTCGGTTGAGCGATTGCTCAAGGAGAAGGACGAGATGGGCTCTCCACTCTTCTCCTGCTCCTACCAGAACGACATCAGCGGACTCCTCGAAGGCAACATCTTCCACGGTCCCTTCGACCATTTTGTTACCCTCCCTGCTGGAAAGTTCACTCTCCGAATGGGCGTCGACTTGGCTTCATCCGTTAGGGAGCGAGCCGACTACACCGCCAGAGTGACCACAGCAGAAGACCTCGAGACAGGTGATTTCTACGTTCTCTCGGCCTATCGGGACAAGCGCGAGAGTCACCATGCCGAGTTCGTGCATGATGGTTGGCTGGCGTACCCGAACATCAGTCTGGTGATCGTCGAGAGCCAGCAGTTCCAGTCGACCCTGATCCAAGAGGTGATGGAGACCTACCCCAAGATCCCCATCGAAGGCAAGAAAGCCGATACCGACAAGACGACCCGCGCACGGGCTGTTGCCGCGAAGTACGAGGCCCACAAGGTCTTCCATCACGTGTCCCTTCAGGGTTCAGCGTTCGAGACGGAACTTCTCGCCTTCCCCAAGGGGCATGACGATCTGACAGATGCACTTGGCTACAGCATGGATCTGGGTGGGTCCGAGTTCTTCTTCGGTAGCTTGAGGGTGAGGTAACGATGGACAACGAGATCGAGTTCCGAGATGGGAAACGGGTGGTCCCGGCGTATATCGCCAACCTCCTCTCGGGTATCGAGACGTACCGCTTCACCTACGAGGAGGCCATCCAGATGGCCAACAAGAAGGTCGAGGCCGATTTCATCAACGCCCAGCAGGACAAGATCCTTGCGGCGCACTTTCGGGAGCTGCGCTGATGGGAGTCATCTCGGACCTCTTTTCCCGGTCATACCGGACATCTCCCCAGAACCTTCCCCCGGGCAGTTCGGCACTCGCGTCGCAGGACAAGGGCAGGTCCACCAAGTCATCTGCGGCCTTGTTCCGCAACTGGGCCGAGCACTCTGAGTGGATCCGGGCCGCGATCAACATCCGCAAGACGCAGGTGTCCTCGGCCGAGTGGGACATTGTCCCGTTCGACTCTACCCTCCCCTTCAGTGATGCCCTCCAGAAGCAACTCCGGGCGCTGTTCAACCAGCCCAACCCCATGGTCGAGTCGTTTCGTTCGTGGGTTGAGCCGATCATGGAGGACATCCTCGTTCTAGATGCGGGCGTGATCGAGAAGGAGCGCACCCTTGGCGGACAGGTTGCCTACCTGCATGCTGTCGATGGTGGAAAAGTCAAGGTCTCGTCAATCTGGGACGGCGATCCCAACTCACCGCGTTACTGGTGGGTTCCCACCCCGTTGTACGAGGTGCCGTTCCTCAACGAGAACATGGTCTACATCATGGCGAACCCGCGCACCTACTCGGTGATGGGATTGTCGCCTCTGGAGACCCTCAAGAACACCATCGACGCGGAGCTGAACGGCAGCCAGTACAACACCCGGCAGGTCACCAATGCTGCTCCTGATGGCATGCTCGACCTTGGTGAGACAGCTCGCCCGGAGAGCGTGACGGCCTTCAAGTCCTACTGGGCCAGCGAGGTCGCAGGGCGTGGGGCAATGGCGTTCATCGGTGGGACCAAGGGTGCGAAGTTCGTACCCTTCAGGGGTTCCAACCGAGATATGCAGTATCAGGAGTGGCTGATTTATCTGGTCCGCAAGGTAGCGGCAGTCTACGGCCTTTCGCCTCAGGATCTGGGCCTGACCATGGACATCAACCGAGCGAATGCAGAAACACAGGCGGACATGACCGAGGATCGGGGACTTCGCCCTCTGCTGGCGCTCGGACAGGATTTCATGACCCGGGAGATCGTCTGGGACGAGTCCTTCGGGGGCCCTGAGAACAACCTCGCCTTCCGTTTCACCCGGCTCAATATCAAGGAGTCCATGTCAAAGGCCAGCATCAACAAGCTGGCGCTCGCAGGCATGCCTTGGAAGCCGATCAACGAGGCGCGGATGGACGAAGGTCGAGCCCCGTTGGGTGACCCCAATGACGAGAACAACCCGTACAACAAGCTCATGGCGAACACTCCTCTCGGCGTGGTAACCGTCGACAAGGTTGCCTCGGCTCTGGAGGTCAGTTCACCACCGCCCGCCCCGGCGGCGGGACAGTCACCTAAGACTCCAGCCAAGCCGTCGGGTCAGGGCCAATCAAAGGAGTAAGTAAATGGCCGCAACTCTCGTTCTGGCGTGCTCGTTCGGGGCAAGTCCCACCGTCACGGACTCCGTGACTGGTGTGGACATGATCTCCGCTGACAACGCCACCAACTCGCTTGGCAATCGGCAGGCGAACCCCATCACGGTCGGGACCAACTCCTACGAGAAGTGGCTCCGCCTCAAGATCACCGCCACCCCCGCGAACTACGTCCAGAGCTTCAAGGCGTGGTTCAACAGCACCGTTGACACTTCGACCACGCTGAACTTCACCGGAGCCTACGTGACGTACCAGCAGGGTACGACCGCGACCAGCACCATCGCCAACGCCCTTGCCACGACCTACACGTCGGGCAACAAGGCGGTCTGGGACGTGGCCCAGTACACCGCAGGCCAGCTCAACGTGTACACCAAGTACATGGTCATGCAGTTGCAGGTTGCTGCGACCGCAGGGCCGGGCAACTGGACGCAGCAGACCGTGAATTATTCTTACGACGAGGCATAGGGTAGGGTAGAATGGTCCTCCAACAGGAGGGTCAGATGCCCGGCAATGCCAACTCTGGGAACCACGGTCGCTACGGCGAGGACGCCCCCAACTGGAGGGGTGGTCAGCACATCGACTCCAGCGGCCACATGCGAGTCTGGGACCGTCGCCGAAAGCGATACGTCCCCCGCTCGCATGTGGTCTGGCTGGAGGCGCATCCCGACGAGGAGATCCCTCGCGGGTACGTCATCCATCACCTTGATGGGGACAAGCTCAACGACGTCTACTCGAACCTCGAGTGCATCTCGCTCGCGGCTCATGTTGCCCGCCATCGTCGAGCCCCGAGCGAGTACATCGTCTACTTGCAGGGACTTCTTGATGCAGCGGGGATCGTGTACGAGCCCCAGCACAAGGAGTAACTCATGGAAGAGCAGTTCGTCATCCACGAGCTGCGGTGAACTATAGCTACGATGAAGCCTGACCCGGGCATCATCTAGCGTCCCCGGGGTGCCGCTGACGGCCCGGCGGCACCCCCATCCTGATCAATGTGAGGGATTGATGAGCCTGACTGTTCTGTGCCCGACGAAGGGCAGACCTGTGGCGGTCGCGG